GTCGTGGACCAAGTAGTGCTCCTCAAACTCAAGGCACAGCAGGATCAACACAGGCAGGCACTATGGGTGCTTACAAGAGTCGTGCGCCAACAGAAAGCACATCACCTGTTGGTCAACCAACTACTTCTGGTGGAAACGAAACTTCAAGTTTGAAGTGGAGAGTTCCGTTAAGAGATTCATATACCGTAACTAGTGAACATGACGAACAAAGAGGACCACCAAAATATAAACAGAATTATACACACAAAGGTGTTGATCTAGCGTTATATTATGGTGCGCCAGTTGTGGCTGCCGCAGATGGTCTGATTACTGTAAATAGTCATAATGATAGGACAGGCAATTTCGTGATGATGGATCATGGAAACGGATACACAACATTATACGCACATTTGCACATGTCGCATTCTATGCCCGGAACGAAAGTGACAGCAGGAACTGTAATTGGATATGTTGGAACATCTGGTCATTCTTCTGGTCCACATTTACACTTCGAGATTCGTTTAAATGGTGTATCAAAAAACCCTAGAGACTTTATTCAACTAGGAAAAAAAGCAAAATTAACTAAAGTAGATCGTGAAGCTGAAACACCAAAACCTGGTAACGCAGATTCTGGAGAAGTTGGTGCCAAAGGTTCTGCTTTACAAGCAAAAAAAGTTTCTATAACTCCAAGTTCATCATCGACTCCGTTGATTGAAATGGGTGATGGTCGTGTAGCCGAAGCCTATGCTAGTGCAGGAGTAAACAATCCAACACTTCTCACTTCAGCCCAAGTGGACGCTGAAATAAGAAGAGCAAGTGGCCAAGGATATTTCACACAAAGAGAAAAAGAAGCAAATAATCAAAGAGTTCTAAAAGAACTAAGCGGTATCAAAGAAAATACTCGCATTACTGCTAAAGAAGTTAAGATTAATAGAATTACAATGTCTGGCGGCAAATTTAAATCGCCTGAACTATTACTCAGAGAAGCAAATAAACAATTTAGAGATTCTTTACAAAAACAACTAACAAGAACAATCTCTGGTTCGTTGATGAAAGCATTGTATCCAGGCGGATATAAAAATGTAAGTCAACAAACAGCATCCGGGCAAATGTACAGAGGTGAACAACTCAACAAGATGTTGGGTCTGACACCACAACTTACTAAACTCGGAACATCAATATTCGGTAAGCAATACGGTCCTGCATTCGGACAAATCTTCAGCAAAGCCGCAACTGGTTACATGGAAGTTGGTGCTAGGTCTGTAGCAAAAGGTATCTTTGGTTCACTCGGTATGAATACCGACCAAGCAAATATTCTTGGTGGGCAGATTTTAGGCAATCTCGCTAAAGGAACTAAAGCAGGCAAAGTAACTGCACTTGAACAAATAATATACGGCATGAGTGGAGGAAAAGTTGCGCTTGGTGCAGAAACTATATTTGCAAAATATGGATTTGCATCACCTGCAGACGGCATTGGATACATGGCGAATGTGTTGGGTGCTGGTATCATGGGCCCAATTGATAGTGCGTTAGGAACTACACCATCTAGTATGGGTAACATGGACCCACGAATGAGACAGATGGGTGCGTTCGGTGGTTATGGTGGTCAGTACGGAGGCATGCCTGGTGGCGGTAGCATAGGAAACTTAAATCTTGGTGATGCACAAAGGGCACTTGCCGCTAATCCAGCATTTGCATATGGTGACACAGGTAGACTTTCAACCACAACCACTAGTCCTGAAGCTAAATTATTAGTTGAGCAAATAAATCTTGCAAAAGATAGGGAAATGCAAGCGAAAAAAGATTTCTTGGAGGCAAGCAAATCAGATGATGAGAGAGCGGCACTACAACGAGTAATTAGTGACTCGCAATACGAACAACAAGTAAGAACTAATGAATTGCTTTCGCAACGTGGGTCAGGAAGTGGATCGTCTGCTGGTGGATTCTTTAATCAACTACTTGGTGTTAAGCCTGGCGATAAAGGAATGATGGGTGCTTTTGCCGAAGTTGGTAATATGGCGCTTGATTTTGGTAAAGCGGCTCTCACACAAAAAGTTGTTCAAAAATTAGGTATTAAAAATCCTTACATGCAACTGCTTGCGAGTGCGGCAGTTAATAAAGGATTATCAATCGGTGGTGAATATGCATTCAATGCAATTAAAGGAACCGAAGCGGGTAGTAGCATTATCAATTACGGCAGTACACTTTTAGCTGGTGCTAAAACAGCGTTTCCAAGTATATTTGGTGCATCAGCCGCACCAACAGCGGCCAGCATTGCATCTGGAAATGCATTAGCACTTGGAGTTGCACCGGGCACTTTGGCCGCATCGTCAGCGGCCGCACCTGCGGCTATAGCGGCAGAAACAGCACTAGCAGGCACGGCTGCCGCAGGGACGACAGCCGCGGTTGTTGGCCAGAGTGCGGCCGTTACCGAAGCAGTTCTTCTAGCAGACACATTGGGTGGATCGGCAGCGGCGGCATCAGCGGCGGGTGGTACTTTAGGTAGTACTCTACTAGCGGCGGCACCATATCTTCTTGCGGCCGCGGTAATATATAAACTGTTTAAGAGAAAGAAACGAACTCCTAAACCAGTAATGTCAAGAATAATGCGTGTTTTAGACAATAATGATATCAACGCTAAGACATTTTCAAACTTAGACGTTGGCTACGATACTCCGCCAAAAGAATGGCAACCGATTGCTGATGCTTTACTCAACGTTGGGTTTAATGCAACAAAGAGTGCTGAAGTAGAAACAAAAGAAAAATCTTCATATGAATTTATTATGGTCACTATTGAAAATGATGGCATAAAATTCCACGCAGACTCTGGTGATCCGAAAAACTCACAAAGTTTTATTGGGTTGGGTAAACTGGATAACACATTTAATAGTTCTACAGCCGCAACATCTATTATAAAGTTTGTTGCAGATATATTTAAACGTGACTATGCAAACAAATCAGCACAAGTTGATAAAGCCGTAACTGATTTACACAAACTCACATATGCACAAGTTGGCAATGAGTTAACGTCATCATTAAAATCTAAAATTGACACTTCGGTTTCTTCTGGTGTATTTGGTACTGTAGAACAAGACAAGATGTTGGCTGATTATAAATTTAATACAAAGATGGCCGAACAGTACATTCAAGGTGAAAGTTCATCGGACTACATCGCCCCTCAAGTGTATAGTCAAAAAGAAGGTAAATATGTTGAAGCACCATTTACTATGGTAGATCAGCTAGGTGATGATGGATTTGGAAATGTTAACACTTACAAAGTAAAAAAATACGATACTGACGTATTGATGTTAGACAAAGATGGTAATCCAATATATGACGTAGACAAGAGTGGTGGGCTTACTATGGCAGACTTTGTGACACCCGCAAAATCAACAGTATCTGCAACTGTTATTGCTAGTTCTGCTGAAGTCGCAGGTGCTTCAGCAAGCAAAGGTGTGACTGTTAATACTGTATCAGACAATAGTTCAACAACTACAGATCAATCTCAAAATATAACTTATACAAGTATGTTGTCTTCATCTAGAAATGCTATTACTGACTCAAGTGTGAATGCTGAAATAGCTATAGCTTAATGAAAAAAGGGGAAGCATTTTACTGCTTCCCCGTCAAGTCACAAAGGAGATTACGAAATATTAATCTTCAGCCAACTTCTCAAAATAACTTAAGTCTTCATCGTCATCAACAACTGAGTCTGCAACTGTAGTTTTCTTAGCAGGTGCTGGCGCTGGTTTAGCTGAAGCAGTAACTGGTACGTTAGGTTTAATAGACTGATAGTTATCACCAGAAGAACCATCTTCAAGCCCAAGCACTTTGTTCAAACGTGCTTTCAACTCATCATAAGACTTAAAGTTCTTTTCATCTAAGAATTCAGACAAGTTGTACTCTTGTTTCCAAATACGCTCTAAATCATCTTCATCACCAGACAATGGTCCTGGAGTGTCAAACTCAGACTTATCATAATTCTGATAGCCTTCAACTTTACGAATCTTCAACTTGAAGTTCGCACCTTCCCAGAGATCAAATGGATTGACAGCAGTCTCATCTTCAAACTCGGGATTCATCTTTTCATTTAACTTGTCAAAAATCTTCTTGCCAAATTTAAACAACTTAACTGTTCCGTCATTGTCAGAGTTTGCAGGGTCTTTGACAATATAAACGTTTGCGATATACTGCAACTTACGCTTTTGCTTACGTGCAATATCTTTGTTAGCATCAGAACCAGAGTTCCATAGAATGCTATTGTGTTCAGACACAGGGTCTTTCTTGTTGAGTGTAGTCAACGAGTTTTCAATGTACCATCCACCAGGACCTTGAAACGAGTGCTGAAATACTTGAACCCAAGGCACGTCTTCACCTGCGGGTGCGGGAAGAAAACGAATCGTTGCGAATCCGTTGCCTGCTTTGTCTACTGTGGGTTTCCAGAATCGGGTGTCTTCATAAGACTTCTTACCTTCTTCTTTGTTTGTGAGTTTGGAAACTGCGTCTGTGAGTTTTTCCAAATCTTTGGTGCGTGACTTTTTCAAATCTGCAAATGATGATGATGCCATATTAGTATATTCCTTGTATGTTAAGTATTGAATGTATGTTTTGCTTGTCCACTTTTATCATAATCTACTATAGTATATAGTCTATCACAATTCTCTTTTTGTGACAATAGACGGCAAACCTTCTTGGGTTTACTCATTACTGCCACTACGCCACTACTAACTCTCTGAGTGACTTTTTCATCCGTGCCGTATCGTAATTTAAAAAGGGCTGGTACTTTTTGCATAACTTGCTTACCTCTTTGTAGATTGGATCATGTATCATTGTATCATATCTTTTGACAAAATGCAATAGTGAATTCAATATTGCTAGAGTCTCCAGACTGATTTCTCCTCTTAAATATTTCTTGATAATTGGTGGATGATCTCCACCTTTAAGATTAAAAAATTCATTTAGTTCATCTGGCTTCCAACCAGAGATAAAATCCATCTCATTTTTAAATACATACGTCAACGATTCTTGTTTGCGTTTCCATTCTTTATAGCGTTCTTCACACTCTTCAGACAGAAGTTCACCGACCCACATTTTTGTGTCGTGTAGAAAATTAGAAACTAAAAATTCTTCTAAGTAAGCATCTTTACGATTGCCAAGTTTAGCAAAAAAGATTTTGTCTTTACGTTTCAAAAAAGAATCGTATGTGACATTGACTTTCTTGTTATACTTGAACCAATCGTAGCTATCTTGTGTGAAGTGATTTTTAATCCCTAAGTAAACCTTGTATGCGTCTATAGCATCCATCTTCATCAGTCTTCGACCTCAATAGGTAATCTAGCTTTGGGCGTAATCATCTTCAACTTCATTGCTTCGCCTTCAATTGAAGATTTCATGCGAGGTGTAATTAAAGAAGCCGCAGTTTCGACTTCAATGTTTTTGATAGTGCAGTATTCAATAATAGCATCAATCATTGTGATTGGGTGCCTATCGAATTGAATCTTTTTGATTTCAGATTCAAATTCTTTCTGAGTTAAAATCTTAAGATTCATAGAATCGTACTGATGTAATTCTACCGTTTTTGTAGTAGCCAAATTGTGTTTGCACCTTTGCTGGTTTTGCTGTACGAAAATTCGAATTATTTATTTCGCTTTCTGATGCATAGTAGTAAGCTGGATAACCATTCTTACGCTGATACGATCTCATCTTAATCTCAGTTTTCATAATACTCATTTTAAATCGCCCTTACATTCTATAAAAAACATGCCCTTCAATAGTCGCAACTTTTGTTTTTCTTGCCGCCCAATCTGGTTTAATATTAGTGGCATGAAAGTGCGTTGCGCCCTCTAAGAGTTTAATTATATCACTACCTACTGTCTTTGTCAACAGCATCTTCGCAACCTCATAACACTCTTTCCATTTTTTGTTGTCTGCTGGTGGCGTGTTTGCAATTTTACTATTGTACCATGAAAACTGTTGTGGTTCTGTCACAACATCACGAATGTTTTTAGGGAATCTACTGTCTCTTAATCTGTTAAGGGTAACTGCGCCAACTGCAATTTTACCGATTAGAGGTTCTCCGCCTGCTTCATAATAGATGTTCATTGCCATCCAATACAGGTCTGATTTGCTAGAATTTTTCGGTGCTGTTGCCGCATCCGAAATCTCTTTAAATGTTGGCAACTCTGTCGCAATGGCATTGTGTGTAAAGAATAATGCCGACAGAAATACTACAGCCGCTAATAGTGCTTTCATATTTTTCCTTTCGTTTTTGACCCACTTTTTGAGTGGGTTATCTATTTAGCACTTAACTAATGTGCTTAATAAATGTGGTCCATCCCATGTCTGACTTTCGATTTTGAATTGACCTTTGAAGCCATAAACTTCTTTAGCCCACATCTTTTCATTGTCGAAATAAAATGGAAATGTTTGTTCTGTGATTATATTTACGTGCGTTGGATCCCAAAAAGCTGCCGCATGAGGGAATGCAGGAGTCTTAGAATAGAATTTTCCTCCAACTTTTAATACTCGCCAAATCTCACTCATCAATTCTACGAACGGATATCTACGATTTGGGCTGTACATCAATCTAGGAATGTGTTCGATGAAATCATGTGCAGTCACATAGTCAAAGAAATTATCAATAAAGGGAATTGGTTCAATAACCAAATCTGCTTTTGTGATTTTATTCTTAGTGTCATCTCTCACATCGATACCATACAAATGCTTTGCTTTGAATGGATTCTTAGGATACTCACCGCATCCCAAGTCTAATGCGTATGTTTCATCAGGCTCTTTAGTGTATCGAATAATGTCTTC